AAGTCGTAATCACCTTCGGGAAGTGTCACAAAATCAGGTGAGTCTTTCTCAATATCATCATCCCAGCCTAATTCATATCCTGTCTTTTGATCTACCATTATTTAAATTACCTCCAATAATCATTTTTATTTAATATTATTTATTTAAATTTAATTCATACTTTCGCAAATGCTTATTTGCTATTTTGTATATCTTTGACGCCTTAATTCTATTGCCTGAGTAATTTTCATCGAGAGCCCACATCATAAGCGCTATATAAGCAGCACAGCTTGGCTTCCTCATTATCACTATCTCCTAATTCTTCTTCTTCAATTTCAATTTGATAAGGACATTCATTACAAGTTAAAACTTCATCAACTTCATTAGGGTCATAATGGCAAAAACTTTCACTACACATTTTTACCTTCACAAACACATCCTCCTAATATGGTTCATCTGATCTGAAATCCTGTATCATTTTGTATACCGCTCCCCACGCCCCGACCAGTACGCCATTAATAAAACTCGGGTCATAATTACTGATAGGGGTATTTATAGGGTAATAACCCTTGTCTGCTACGGCTCGTTGGATTTCGCCAACGGTGACATTGTTTGTCGTCATTAAATCCATCAAGGCTTTTGGCACTCCGTCCATGTCTTGTGTTTCCTGCTTTGGGGACTCGGGTTCTGTCTGTGGTACCTGTTCTGGCGTCGGTTCCTTTAATGCCGGATCATCTTCCAGAAATGGTGACACTTGTTCCGGTTCTGCTGGCTTTGGTATGCTTTGCTCTGGTTTGTTTCGGCTTGGTATGCAATGGGCTATTGCCTGATATTCAAAAGGCAGTTCTTCGGGGAGTCTGTGCCGGTTCTTGGCGTCCCAGCAAGGGTGATGCGTCGTATACATGACACGCTTGCCACCCTGAGCCTTCTTTTTACGTTCATCCTCACCCTTTACGGCATAGGTTTTGTAATTTGCGAATAGAATCATATCTGCCCATTCTTTAATTAACGGAAATACTTTCTTTTCAAGTTTCATTTCCCAGCGATCATAACCACCAAGCTCGTCTGGCTGTTCAAATTTTCTTGTTATTGCATGGGCCACAATAACAACGTTTACACCCTTTTCAATAACTTCTTCCAGCAGGTTTAGGAGCCGCCCGAATTCTTCGGCTAAAAATACATAACCTTTGCCGTGGTCAAATGATGCTAAACTATTTTTTTGGGCCTTGCTTAATATCTGCTCTTTGCATAATCTTTCAGCCCAGTCTGCAGTATCAATAACATAAGTGCCACATTGACCAGGATCTCTTATAATATCTTTGACGTGTTCTATTATCATGGTCCAACTACTGGATTTAGGGGCCCTTGCAACGTCCATGTGTTTTGTACTACCTTCGGTATCCTCAAATAAAGGATCTGGAAATTGACTCGCAAATGTACTTTTTCCTATGCCTTCCGGGCCATACAGGCAGACCTTTTGAGCCCCCTCAATTTTTCCGCGTGATATTTGCAATTAAAACTCTCCTGCCTTCCATTTTGGTTGTTCCTGTTTTGGTTCCTCTACTCCCTTGACATAACCATCTTCGATCAATATGCTGCATTCTGGTCCCGTGCTCACTCGTGTGGCTATGGCCTGCAGCCCTTCTGATTCCAACCACTGACCGAACTCGGTCAAGGTATCCAGATCCATTTGTTCAAGTTTATCGAGAAGAACAAAGCCACAGTTCGGATTTAACTTTCGGACAATCGCTGTTGATACTTTTAGCTGGTCAGATCCAGACATGTTGTCCCACTTATAGCCTTTGTATGTGAGCTCACCTTCTACTACAGAGAGCCCGTCAAGTGGCAGGTCAGCGCCTTTTAAGAGGTCCGTCTTGGCTTGTCTAGTGGATTCTATGGTATTGGTCAGGCTGTCATATTGCCGGCCGTATTCCAGGGCATCTTCCTCGGCCTTGTCCTTGTCGAGATTGGCCCGGACCTTCCGGTTGATCTCTTCAATATTGGTTATGTTGGTTTCAAGTTCTGTGGTTGATTCGTCCAATAAATCAAAAACTGATTTTCTAGCAATATCAACATCTGCTTTTATTATTCTTTGTTTTTCAACTAATTCTACTATTTGCTTTGATATTGCCAGGTATTGCGCTTCAAGTTTTTCTAGGTTTTCACGTTTCCTTTGATTCTCACCATTCCGGGCCAATATCTCTTGTTGTTGCTTAATCAGTTCACTGGCAGAAATTAAATCCTTCGGCACATCCGAATAGGCTGGCTGCTCTTTGGCATATTTTTTCTTTTGGTCTGCTATCTGCCCGATGGCCTTGCGCTGGTTATACAGTTCCTTTTCCTGCTGTTCCAGTTGAGCTAATTTATCCCCAACACCAATTATCCTCAGCAGGGTATCGGCTTTTTCTTTTGCGCTGGCCTGCATAAACTTCGGCAGGTCCAGAGCCAGTGTTTCCACAAACTCATTAAGTAATTGTTGACCACCCTTCTGACCATTGGGATCAGTTACTTTTAATGTGGAATTCTTGCCGGTCCTTTCTACCACAAGCCCATTACTCATTGTCATGTGGAGGTTAGGCGGCAAGACTGAACCTTGTCTTTGTGGGTCTGTGGGCTTGTAGCTGTTGCCACCAAGCACCCAGGCTATGGCATCCAGGACACTTGTCTTACCCTGATTATTTCGGCCACCAACTATGGTCAGGCCGTTTGCTGTCGGTTCGATCTTGACAGCCTTGACACGTTTCACATTTTCGATTTCCAGCTTATTGATTTTGATTGACACGTTTTACCTCCCCTTATTCAACATGGAACATTCCACATGTACCGCCTTTTTCTACCCGGAATTCTCCTACACCACAGGCAAAACCGCCAAGATTAAACAGGCTAACAATTTGTTCTACTCCGTAAACTCCGGCATTATACCGAACCACAAATGATGTTTTCCATTGCTTGAATTCTCCCCGATATCTGATATCGGGAGTCAATCCATTTAGCCTTACCATATCCTCACGTATTTCAGGCACTCCTTCGATTTCTACCAGCTCACTATTAATGTGAAATGCGCCGTATGATGATACCTTATCTTTGGTTATCTTGGCCCGATATCCAGCAGATACTGCAGCAGACTTGAAAGCTGTTGCCGGAAAGCCGAACTTTGCACCCTTTTGTATAGCTTCCTCAAATGCTTCTGTGGTGTATTCTGTTGGTTTTTCTGTCAGCCAGTACAGGCTTTCGATAAAATCTTCGACCGGGTTCTTGGCCTCTTTCGCTGTTTTGGCTTTTTTCATGTGGACATCAAGCATTTGCTTTTTAATCTTTTCTGACCACCTATGACACATTAGCGGACTATCGCCCACCAATGTCATTTTGAACTCCTTGATGTTAATTTTAGGGATAACAATTTCTAACGCTTTATCTTTTACCGCCATCTCTCTCTTCCTCCTTTTTATTTAGCCTGTAGAGCCCTGACTTGCCTCGTCGGACCACACAATACCTCACCTAGACCTGCCTGCCTTACCGTGTCTCACCGCACCAAGCCTTCCCCCGCCTCATCTTGCCTGCCTCGCACGACCATGCCATGCCCTACCTGGACCGGACAGACCTCGCCTCGCCTGCCATACCTTGCCTCAACACATCAAACATTACCGGACCCCACCTAGCCTGCAAAACCCCGCCAAAACCAATCTTACCCAGCCCGACCTGAACCCGCCTTGCCTGCCTCGCCCTGTCATTTTTGTTTAGGCTATTTGCTTGATGCAATCAAATATTATTGATAACTCATTGAGGGTTTTGTACTTTGTCTGAAATGCCAGCAGTTCTTTTTTGGCTTGATCAAGTAGGTTTTTCCTTAGTTCATCGTCAACTATCACCGAATTTATATCCAGATAACTTGTTGTTTCCTCGGTGGACACATGGACAAAGGCCCTGGTTTTTATTTCCGCCTGATCTTCCGTTTCTTTATAGACAGTTACAATATTTCTGATAATTGCTTTTGCTTGGTTTTCGCGATATTTTTGCGCTGCTGTTGTATTATTCCACTCGAAGCAGGTATGTAATAAGGCTGTTTCAGACTCTGCTTCCTTGACAATTACATTCGGTTTCAGATACCCGTCTCTTTTAGCCAGAGAATCAAAATACTGCCCCGCATCCTGTGCCTTAATTTTATATAAAGGTTTTTTCCATTCGTAAATCACGCTTTGCCCTCCTTCATGGCGCAAATAATTTCATCCCGTTTGTGACAACATAGGGTTTGGGCCTGTCACGAAGCAGGGCATGTCCTACCCTCGGGACCTTCCGCCCATGTAAACGGTTACAATTATTGCCGTGCATTATCTCGCACATGCGGAAGTATTGGCACTGTGACTTCAGGCACTGTTCCCAAAGCTCTTCTTCCATTTTCTTTGTCAACAAAATCACCCTTTCGTGTTATAATGTCGTTAAAGCATTTTCCTCTGGTCCGTTGGTGTTGGCTCACCTGCGGACCTTTTTTTTCCTTTCCCCATCGTTTCAGCGCCCCATTTTTACCGGCTGAAGTAAATGCCATAACCGGCATTGTGGCAGCTTGTTCCGGTGTCATTCCCCTGCGTACTCGTTGATATAATGTTTTTCTTTGGATGCCGTTTTTGTCTGCCAACTCAAATACTTCCTTTGGATATGTCCTGCGTGGTGGTGTGGTTATGGCTCGT